TAACCTGTGTATCAACTGTGATCTCGCCCGCGATACCAGTATAACGATTATTTTGTATAGTATTACCGCGTAGAGTTAATACTTTGCTAACTTGTACATTGCTATAAGTTGTTGCCATTATGGTAATAGTCCTGGATCGATAACTGTTTCAGTAACATTGTAAACAGGATTAGCAGTTGAGTAGTATGCTGGTAGCACTTCTAAATCAATCGGTACATTAAAATTATCATCTGCGTATAAAGGTGCTTCAGTGCTGTCTGTTTCATTTATAATACGTGTAGTTATTTTGTAAAAACGTTGATCTAGACTATTAACTATGGCTGATGTAAACAATATTGTAGTGGTACCGATAGTTAAATTACTATATTGAGCACTACTGTTAGCGGCAAAGCTATATGCCGTTACTTGATTGTTTGGATCTTGGATATCAACTTGTACACTATATCCCGTTAAATCTACAGGTTTTTGGTCCTGATTCTTAACTACTATTTGAATTGGATTATCTATTCCTTGATAGACTTTTATTGGGCGTGCATACACGGGTCTGTTCCTTGTTCTGAGTGAAGGATTCGAGAAGTCCAAAACTTCAACGGGTAATTTTTGAATAGCTAAATAACTTGTGATTATAGGCACTTTATGTCTCGATCCTTATAACATATTTAGCAGAGTCCAATGGAAGATAGTTACAAGAATTTATTAGATCAATACCCGTTTATTAGCTATCTAACCTACGGCGGTAATGATTATATTGGTATCATACAGAATAGTGATGAATTTATTACAACCATTTATGATTATGCTCTATTAAAGTCATTGGATCAGAAAGGGCGTTATTTAGAATTAGCAGATCAGTGGTGGTGGGAAAGTAATAGGCTTGTGCCCATTAATGTATTTTTAAAGCAAGATTGGTTTGAGTTCAGACCGTGTTTAAAAACATTTAATAGCAAAGATGTAATTATACAACACGGGCCTTATGTAAGTCTTAGAGAAATAGCTCAGAAAAGATCAAAACGCCGCAGTATCACCCTTGTTCGCAAAATTCAATAGATTCATATTAACTACCACAAGTTGTGCATAACTAATTGCATGGGCTTTCTTAAAATAATAAGTATCATCTGTAGGTTTATCCCACACGGTCTCAGCAACTTCTTTCCAAGTCTTACCAGCAAGATGACGTTTAGCTGGTCTAATAATAGCCAAGAACATAGCTAATCTAGGAATAGTATCTACAGGTTGCGGCATTTGTAATAATAAGTCATAATGTCCATTAACATGCATGAGTTTATTACATATCTCTGGATCATAAAGCTGAGCCCAATCAGGCTCCTTCATTAATTCGAGTAAGTGATCTTCACTCTTAACTTGTTTGTATAGATTAACATTAAGAAAATCTAGTTTAACATAGCCACGATCTTCTGCAATATTATAATCCAAACTTGCCTGACCAGTAAATGGATCTACAGGGATTTCAGTGGCATATACCCCTGTGTTATGTTTAACTAATTGACCATCGCGTAAGATACTGGCAGGTGTAACATCAAGTAAACGAATTACTTCGTCGCGATCTGCAAAGTCAATGTCAATGTCTGAACGAAATTTCACATTAGTTCCTCAGTAATAAAATCTGGTGGCGGAGTGTTTGGAGCAATACCAATTGATTCTTGTGGTTGGGAATACGCACCTTCGAGTCTATCTAATTGTTCGCGCAGTTTACTTACATCATACGATATTAACAGTATATCTGTACGCAATAACATTATTTCATTTTTTAATTCTTTTATTAATTCTTCCATTATAATCCCGCATCTTTAAGAATTAATTTGATCCATTCTGTGTCTGCTACATAGTTAGAAAACTTATGTTGCCAAAAATCTGGATCAATCCACGGCAATATTAAAACTACCTGTTCTTCAGTAAGCGACTCGAGAAATCCCACACCAGATTCACAATTGAACACAATCCAAGGACTAATACGCCCATTACTGATATGATGACAAATACGATTTGCGCCAGCCAATCTAAAATAGTCACTGAACCCGTTAGGAAATTTGTTTGTATTTTCATCCACATGTCGTTGCATCTCCAGTAAAGCACGTTCAAGCGCATCTTGTATTGCTTCTCGACGCATGTATTGTTTTAGATATTCTACATATACAACTTCATGAGTCCAGTGATCTAACTTTTTATTTTCTTTAATTATCCAATCAATAAATGCTTTAGGATTAACAGCACGAATTTCAACTATATGGCGACCAAATGCCACAAATGCTAGATAATAAGGACTTGTTACAAAATCTGCATATGATTTAGATTTAGCTGAACCTTGTGTTAGCTCAAAGAATCGTAAGTATGCTCGAAGCCCAAACTGAACTCCTATTTCTTTTTCCTGTTGCCAACGACGTTTGCTTTCGCAAAGATGCGCCGCAAGAGTCGATTCTCTACGGAATTCTTTTGAGCAATACTTACACTTAAAACTATTTGAAACGGGCTTTAATTGACTTGTCGTCATCGCCGTGTTTTCTTGCCATGTCTTCAATATCTCGTTGATCATTTATCTTTGCTAACAGTTCAATTTCGTCTTGTTTATAATTAGGATATAATTCCTGTAGAAACTTTTGCACTTTGCTATTACTTTCTTTCTTCTTACTGGCCATCCAACTGTGATGTTGTTTGCCCATGTTAGGACTAACAGTAGTACACAATAACCATTGTAGCTTAGGATGTTTTCCCAAGTCAAAGAAGTTTTTGTTTACACGCTCGTTAGTAGCCATTAGATAGTAGGCCTGTAGATCTGCACTGCCTGCTACTGTAGCACCATAACGCAACATTAGATATGTGCTGAATTTCTTACGTTCTTCATCAGTAAACTTGTCATAGTAACTACGATCCTTGCGATCAAATGCTGCCATTTCGTTACCAATATATAACGGGTCGCTATTAACAGCCATTATCTGCCCCTACGCAATACACTTAAGATTTGTTCTATGCTTTGTTGCATGTCGCGATATTTACTTTTCATTAGAGAAACTTCTTCTGATAGAAATCTTACCTTTTCTTCAAGAGCTATAATTACATCCTTTTGTTCGCGGATAACTTTATCATGCGACATTAGGTTAGGTCTAGGAGGTGCATTTGGATCTACTGCACGTTTTTTCTTTTGTTTAAATTGTCTAGGATCAAATGCCATCTTTATATTCCTTTGATAACTTATATATCATTATAACATAATCTAATGCTTCTTGTAAAGTGGAATTGTTCTTGGCTGTTTGACGTATTTCTCTCCACAACAATTCTTCTTCCCAACCGTTATTTGCGTTATACGTGCGGCCAATTTCAATTCTATCAGTAGATCCCATTTTACGGGCATAGGTTACGTCGTCAACTCGCTCGTATATGTAGATTGCGCCAGGTTCTAGTGTGCCCATATTACCAAATCCTTGAATAATCCACTATTTCGCTTTGGCGACTAATATCTTTAACAAAGTAAGCACACAGTGGTCGTTCTCCCGAAGTAATAGGGACTGATAACATTTGACCTGGACGTAGTTTAGGGAAATACCATTTAACATCTTGATAAATGTCTACTACTTCGATTGGATGAAATTCTGGTTTATAACTGCTCAAAGGATTGAATGTAAATGCACTAAAACCTCGATCATTAATTGATGTTAAAGGAATCACCTCTAAGTCACCAATGTCGGGCTCACCGATTAATACCTGCCAGTCAATTGGCATTTTAACAATATTACCACCAATGGTCAAGACCAATGCTGGACTGTTAAAACTTTCTAAAAAAATTAACGGAATAAAGAAATAGTCTGGATTCTTCGGATCGCTATTGTCTAAAATACTAAAACGTAAGTCTTCAACTTCGTCCGGTATTTCATTCATTTCGTATGCTTGGTTGTCTAAAGTTAAAATATGCATGAAGGCTCCAAAATAAGATTTTGATATCGTTTTTTAAAAGTATCAAAATCTGGGTTACTCTCAGGAAGTATAGAAAATAATAGTCTTTGTTCGTAGATATTTTCTACACTGTGATAATATTGAACATTGTATGAATGCCAGGTTTCTTTAGGTATAGATATTTTAAAATCTAATTCTAAATTTTCATATCTATCATTTTCTGATTGACTTAGGTCATATACATGTCGCGGGGTTTTAAAGAAACAGGTGCGAACATCATCTCCACCGGTTTCGAGTAAATAGTTTATAGAAATTTGTCTTTGCCTATCACAATGTGGCGGTAACTCGGCCGGCAATCCGTCTGTGTAGGTATTTTTTAATTTACCAAGTGCAGCTACTAATCTTTCATTGAAGTATAAACTATATAGATCATTAATTTCTTCTAACACTGCATCAGTTAAAATAGAAGTATCTCGATCATAAACATGACTTACTGCTCTAATAGAATTATTATGAAATTTCTCTATCCATTCTTTGCCAGTCTCGTTAGACTTATTATTTTCTGATAATGTAATCAGCTTGGTTGCTAAGTCAGCAGGCAATTTAGGTAAATTTAAATAAACTATTTTTGCTTGTGCTATTTCCATTCCGTTTTCTCCACAGCAAATGGATAGTTTGCTTCAGTATAAAATTTCTTACGAGTTGTAAGATGCCTTTTGGCAAACTTACAGGTTGATGTTACGTCCCAGATTTGGACGAAGTCTTTGTCTTCCGCTTTGCGAATACCACGCCCGATGCTTTGGATGACCCTGACAAAAGATTTACCAGGCTCGATAAGCACAAGATTAAAAATACGAGGAATGTTAAGACCAACAGCCGCAACGCCATAAGTGGCAACAGCAACAAAGTTATCGTTCGTGGCAAATTCATCATAACTTTCTTTACGAGTAGTTGCTTTAGTTCCACCGCTGACAAATACAGCGTCTTTAATCTTTTCAACAAGGGCTTTTCCTGGGGCTATTCGATCTACTAGGATAAGAGTATTACCATCTTTTCTAATAGTCTCTATTAGTTTACTTATATACTCTAGCCGTTCCTCGGTCTCTAATAGATAGCGCAACTCACTTTGATAGTCTTTGTATTCAACATGATCTACCAGCTGTAGAATGTTAACGTGACAGTTGCTTAGTACACCCTGGTCTTGTAATTCACTGGCACTCAAACGGCCAATAACGTCTCCGATTGAGCATTTTAAAGCCATAAACTCATACATTTCTTTAGGAATTGTGCCAGTTAAGCCCCAGCGAATCGGTATCTGACCCATAACACCAGTAAGTAATGTTTTAAGTGCATCTGCTTTGGCCATATGTACTTCGTCAACCATAACACATACAACATCTTCTAAAAATTCATGTATGGTAATGTCTACTTCATGTGCTTTAGTGCCTTTAAGTAGAATGTTAAGACTTTGCCAAGTGCAGATAGTATGTGTGCGACCAAACTCTTTACGATCGCCAAAGTATACACCAACATCTAGGCCTAGGTTAACATAGTCTGCTTCTGTTTGTGTTACTAATGATTTATTTGGAACAATTACAATAGTTCTGCCATATTGTTCACAACTATAACTAAGTGCGGCTGTGATAAGTGTTTTACCTGCACCTGTGGCAATTTCCTGTAGGCACTGTGGGTTACTTAGGAACTTGTTAATGATTTCAATTTGATAGTCACGTAGAACCACAGGTTGCCCTGCTACAGGATGTTTAGGTGGCCAAACTTTATGTGCAAATGTCTGTTCTGTCACTTCAGCAAAATCAAACTGTGTTCGATAGTCACGCTGATCATCTAATTCGATATCATAGCCACGTTCATCTAGATAAGGAAGTATTTCAGGAAGTAAATTTGTATAGGTACTGCCGCCAAGTTGAAAGTATGCTACTTTACCATCCCAACGGCCTAGTTTAACTGCTGGCAAATAACGTGCGCCAGGAATTTCATATTTGAATTTGTTACTAAGATGTTTACGTTCAGTTAATTCAAGTCCTTCAATCTTAACATTGACTTCATCTTTAATTATTAGTTTGGCTGATGCCATTAATCATTTTCCCTTAATAAGGTATTACAGTAGTAAATTACTTTTTCCGCAGTGTTAAGCCATTCCATACGTTTACCACCATATAGTAATTCCTGTGTGGTTACCAACAATGGAACTGGATGGTTCCATGTCGAAGGAATCTTGTTAGCATATACTACTTTAACATCATAGATGTTATAATCGCTACTGTTAGTTTTACCATTTGGACCAAAGCGTACAATATCTCTATCACTGAATTTTGATAGATCTACCCCGCGCATGCTTGGATCATAGATACATACAGGATAACGACCAGTTAACTCTGCATATTGAAATATTAGATCTATATTACTATTACTGGGTAGCACATGTGCATTGCGTTGGTCTTTAAACAAATCTAATAGTGCAGGACGAACTAAATTCTCATCGTATGTATATCCTAAGACACCCGAATTGTCGATTAGTTTAACTGCATTTTCCAAACCGAACCCACCTAAATGGTCATTTACATAGTTAATTAAACTTTCAGCGGCATTGGTGATAGTGAAGCTGTCTGAGTTTCTTACGAGTTTGATCTCATAAGGAGTTTGTTCACATTCGAGTATACTGTTCATTAGGTTTTTAACCAATGGATCAATTTCGAAATTATAAGTTTCTCCCCAGGTGACTGCCCAATTGACGTTTGCTTCAGTTAAGCCAAACCACCAGATCTTTTCTTCATTATCCCAATTGGTACTACCTTGACTTGTTTTCTTATAGTCTTGAAGACTGTCAATTAGACTACGGTCATAGGGAAATCGTATACCAATCCGTTGATCATCTAACCATATACGTCGGCTGCGATCTAATTTACGTACCGGTAAACGAAACTGTGGATTCTCCACAGGGGTTACATCTACATTAAGTTTAGCAAATTGTCTACGATATTTAAGCACCAATCTAACACATAGATCCGCTTGGCGATCAGTTAGTGCTCCACCAAATACAGTATGTGAGCTCATGCTGTCTACAATAGCAATATCATAGCGAGCAAGACTAACAGGTTTAGATGTTGGCATAATCCAAGTGGCAGGATTGTTAGGAGCATAACCTCCAAGCAATTCTAGATAATCTTCTACATAAGGATATTGTGTCATAGTAATATTTTACAAGATTAAAATATGTTTGTCAAATAAAAAAAGCCCAATGCAATTAAACATTGGGCTTGAGGCTATCACACTAGGAGCTAGACTGAGCAGTGTGATAGAAAACTATTTAAGTTGATCTTTTTGATCTAACAGTTGATTAATATTTTCAATGTTCTCGTCAAACTTATTACTACGTTCAGAGACTGCAGATTCAATTTGAGTCAACGACTTGTTGATAGCCCGTATAGCCAATGCGGCAATAATAACTATAGGTAACAATCCAACTACCACAACTGAAGCCATTACAATTAGTGTTTCACTCATTAGTCCAATCCCTCTATGCGTCCTTGTTTATCGATGCCAATACGTTCTGCGTTTGGTCGTTCTGGTAAGCCTGGCATGGTCATGATGTTGCCGCATACTGCTACAATAAATTCAGCACCACTACATAGGCGTAATTCACGCACTGTTAAAACATGCCGTTCAGTTGCAGCCAATTTATTTGTAGGATCATCACTAAAACTACTCTGCGTCTTGGCAATACAAATCGGGTAATGCCCGTAATCTTTCTGTAGTTCTTCTAAACGACGTGCTATCTTAGCATCCATTTGTATTTCATAGGCATTGTAAATGCGTGTGGCCACAGCATTAAGTTTCCAGAACAATGTTTCATCATCGGCATAGGTAAGTTCCATAGTCTTGGTGCTTTCGTCGATGGCCATGACCACTTCGTGTGCGAGTTCTTGTGCGCCAATGCCGCCATCTGCCCAAGAGTGATTTACCACTGCTTCAATTTTGAATGTGTCCCAGACGTGCTGTTGTAAATCTTTAATCTCTTGTTCTGTATCCCCGGCAAACTTGTTAATAGCAACTACGCAAGGCAAGTTATACCATGTGGTAATGTTGGCAATATGCTTGTCTAAGTTATCGTAGTTGCCCCAATACTTGATGGCTCTGACTGTGGCCACTAATACAACCACATCTGGACGTAGGCCACTCTTACGACATTTAATATTGATAAACTTCTCAGCACCCAAGTCAGCACCAAAGCCTGCTTCTGTTACCACATAGTCAGCAAGTTTCATACCCAACTTGGTAGCAATAACACTGTTACAGCCATGTGCTATGTTGGCAAATGGGCCACCATGTATCAGCGCAGGAGTACCTTCTAGGGTCTGTACCAGGTTAGGTTTAACTGCGTCTTTAAGTAGTGCGGCCATACTACCATTGGCTTTTAGATCTTTAGCTGTGACTGGCTTTCCATCTAGGGTATACCCGACTGTGATCTTACCCAGGCGTTTTTTCAAATCTTTAAAATCATCTGCCAGACATAGAATAGCCATTACTTCTGATGCCACTACAATGTCAAATCCTGTCTGACGTGTAACGCTGTTATGGGCTCCTAGACCTACACAAACGTCGCGTAACGCACGATCGTTCATGTCACTAACTCTACGCCATGTGATGTTGTTAGTGTCCAAATTGAGCTTATTACCCCAGTGTAAATGGTTGTCGATTAAGCTGGCTAACAAGTTGTGTGCCGAAGCTATAGCATGGAAATCACCTGTAAAGTGTAGGTTAATATCTTCCATGGGATATACCTGAGCATACCCGCCTCCAGTGGCGCCACCTTTCATACCAAATACAGGACCTAATGCGGGTTCACGTAGGCATACAATGGCATTGTAGTCTAGTTTACGTAGTCCGTCTGCAAGTCCAAT